GTACAATATACAACGCTTGATGAGAAGCCATCCTTGATGGAATAGGTTTTCTACCATAGTCATGTAACGTACCTTGTAAACCAATGATTGGTATTTTACAAGTATTACGTTTACCTAATTCAGACCGTTGTACTGTTATTGGTTTAGGTTTTAAATATACACCTACTCCATGAGAATTACCAAAGCGTTTAGTTGACCATACTTCATCTTCCCAATGCCAAGTTAAACTAATGTCACCATACTCTAAATTAAGTTTATATGTTTCACCAACTCTACGGTTAGTTTCTTCACCTAATTCATTTCGGTAAGTAAGTGTTCCAATTTTACGCTTTGTTGTAAAGAACACTGTATAAGTTTCAACTTCAGATGCACTATTTGCAAATACAGCTTCTGAATTAGTTCCTAAATTAGCTTGACTACGTGTGAATAACGTATCGTGGTCAATTGTTCTACTCTGTATTAATTCAGCTGGAACATTAACTGAACCACTAGATGAAGAAGTTTGAAGTAATGTTTTTAAATAGTTTATATCATCAGTAGTTAATTCGTCTGAATAATCGTCTAGTATATTTTTAATTGTAGTGTTTTTCTTTATAACACCTTCTGTATCGTCCTCAATAAATGGTGTATTTTTATGCTTAATTCTTAAATATTCAGTAGGGTGTAATACTTCAAATCCTAAATCATTGTTTGTTGGATTAAACATTACATACACTTCATCAGTTGCAAAGAAGTAATAAAACAACTGATATAACGATTCATTTAATCTAAGCTCTTTGACAAAGAACTCTACTAAGTTTTTTGATTTAGCAGCTTCCTCACTAAAGAATTTAGCTTTAATTTCTTTAGCTTTTTTACTTACATCAATAGTAGCTAATACTTCCTCATCAGTTATACCAGTGTTAATATCACTTTCAGTACTTTGCCCACCTGATTGTTCAATCTTAGCTTTTTCTTCCTTTACTAGTTTGTTTAATTCAATCTTTAGTTCTTGTACAAAAATTTGAAATAACTTCTTATGAGTTTTGTGTTTCAAAGCCAATGTTGCATCTGCTCCTTCAACAGTACAAGTATAGAAACTAGGTGTCTTTACGAAGTCTCCCATATAACGTTCCTTGATAGGTGTTATAATATCTACATCATCTAGTAGATTCAATTCACCTTCCTTTAATTTCTCTTTACCTTTTTCAGAAACTTGCTTCAATACTTCATTCATCATGTCAGATGATATTTTACCTTTTGCTATATTGAGTGCTTCCTGGGTTAATGCTTTATCGTTTAGCGATTCAGCTACATCAATGTAATGGTCAATAATTGGTTCGTACCAATCAGCTCTTTGTTTTTGTTTGAACGAAGTTTTATGTAAGTCATATACTTCTCCTTCGTTCAAGTTACTTGTTTTATTGTTTTTCATGTTGTTAACTTAAAAATAAATCACTCAATGTTGAATCCTTTGTATGTTTGCTTTCTTTAGGTGTTGACTTTTTTGCTGTTTGCAAGTTTAATTGGAACATTGCAAGTATTGTTGTTGATACTCTATCAAAGTTACCATTAAACCTAAACTTATCAAATTCTTGAAGTAATGATAAATCAGCAATAAAATGAAATCGTTTAAGTGGATTACCCTGCATATCAACGCTTACATTTTCATATAACCAGTCTTTAATATAATCAACACCATCAACTTTTCTACTACCTTTACCAATTATCATACCTAGTGAACGTTGTGATGAAGCTACTATTTGTCTACTCACAATTGATTCTAATGGGTCAGGTAATATAAGATGTGTTTTACCTGCTGCTGCATAGTTTGCTTTAACATTACCTCTATCCATTTCAGGTAGTATTTTACATCCATAAAACTCCAATATATCTAATGATATATTATCCATTTCTTTGTGTGTATCTCTACGACCTATCCAAGATGCTACGGGTACTTTACCTTCGTTACCTGTAAAGTTATTAGCTGCCATCCAAACTTGAATGTGTGCTAATGAATGCCTGTCTTTTATTTCACCTTTTATAATCTCTGCTCCAACTGGGTCATAAGTTACAAAGTATAAGTCCTTAGGTATTTTACCTGTCTCATCGTAAAAGGGTCTATTGAATATTCTAAGACAACCTCTAAAATCCTCATTACTATTGAATGGTACTTTATATACATAAGGATGTATTTCGTAACCTTCTGCATCTAACCATTCATTAGTTTTAAATTCTAATACACCATTAATACGAATTAGTCTGCCGTCTTTATAATAATGATATGAACTATCTAATTTAACATTATTTATATGTTCTTTTAGTTCTAATGATGTAAGGATTGTTTCAGTACCTGAATTAAACGCTTCACTAGGTCTGTTTGCAAACTGTGAACAGAACATAATGTAATCTCTACCAATTCCACTTTTAAGCTTTTTCTCGGCTCGTTCAGCTCTTGATATTTCAATAGCTACCTTATAATTACTGTTACCGTTATGGTCATAGGCTGGTACACCTTCCATACTAGCACCTTGTAATCCCCACCAAAACGGAATAAAGAATCCTATCTTTTCGTTTATACTATCTTTATCCCATACGTTAGCAAGTGGCATAAATCCATATAGTGCAGTTTCAAAGTAGTTCTTTTCAAATTCAAGCCAGTTACCCTCCTTTGCTCCACCAGTACCAAATGCAGAAATCATTCCTGTTTTATATGCACCAGTTGTTGTAGTAGGATTTGTTACAGCCATGAAATCTGAAAAGTTTGGAAAGTCGTTAAGCTCATCACATTTAATCTCTGTAGCATCCTTACCAACAGCTGCTCCAGGGTTATCTTTAGTTGATACAGTAAACAGTGTACTTAACCAACCAGTCTTTTCATTGTTCTTTAATTTATAACCCAATTGAAGTTCGTCTAAGTTATCAGATAAAAGACCCTTAGGTATTCCATGCTTATCTATACCACCTCTTATGAATGGAGTATGGCGTTCATAGAATGTTAGCTGTCTGTAACTCATATTAGTTATCGCACCTGCCTTTGTTAAGAACTTCTTTTCACCAGCTGCATGAATAACTATTTCATGAGGTGTACTGTTGAGTACATTTGCTGAATCAATTGATTCCATAAAAGATGCTCCCTTACGCCTTGCTTTAAGAGTTATATTATTAAATCCATTGTTCCTTGCAAACTCCTTCATGGTAGTGTACCAAAACTGAGCATCAATGAAGTCAGGAAAATCAAATTTCTTCTTAGTTCTAATATTGGTGTTAGCAGTAGTTTCTTTATCTAATACTTTAACTCTACCATAATTTAGAAAGTTATACAGTTCACCAGTTATATGAAGGTCTACTATCTTACCATCTTTATTAAGTCTACATGGTTTAGTTAATCCGTATTTCCTTCGTTTCTCTTCACGTAATCTGAACTTACGGTACGCTATTGAATTTATTCTATGAGGTGTATATTTACCAACTTTTTTATAATGTATTGCTGATTGTCTAAATAAATCTATATTAGTAAATTTAAAATCAATGTTTAAAAGAAACGCCTCATTATCATCAATCAGTATATAACCATATTTATCAACCCATGGTTTACCTGTTTTTTTATTAATTACTTCATTAGCTCGTTTATAACCTGATTTGTCAGATTCAATATAATTATAAAAAGGTTCTTCTATATCCTCTAATAAACTATCTGCTGCGACCATCATGTCGGCAGTTGGTTTATCACTTAATGTAGAAGTACTTCTATTATTGTTATTTTTGTTATAAGCTTGTTCAGCTTTTAATCGAAGTACTTTTTCCTCAATTTCACGTTCAGTACCCTTGGTTACATAATCAGACCTATAGATAGAATCCCAATCTATATATTCTTCTTCTGATATAGTGTTATCTAAATCAAAGTTTGCTTCATCAATTGGGGTTATCATTTCCATTATATACTAGCTTGATTATTGTTTGTTTTATTATGGTCATTAAATAAAGAATCGATTTGTTCTTTTATATAAGGTATTGCGTGGAGGTCTGTTCTAACTAAACCTTCAACTTGTGGTAAACGTTCCACTTCAACATCACCAGCTTCATAAAGATGCTCTTCTCGTATATGACATAATACAATTGCTGAACAAGTGTATCCAAGAGCTTCCACTAAAGAGGCGTAACCAGATAACTGTAACGCATATATCATATAATGTGATTGCTGATATTCATTAAGTGGAGCTTTAAAGTATGTATTAGTCTTTATAAACTTATGTGTATCATTACCTTTATTATCCTTTTTAAAATAACCAGATAACCATTTGTAAGCTTCTTTACCATAAGGTACTAATTCATGTTTGTTAGTTTTCCAATCAAGAATTACAAAGTCCTTAGTTACTGGATTCATTAATAGTATATCTATTAAACCGGATATTAGTCTAGTTGTATCAAATATACCAATCTCTGAAAATACCTTATAACCTTGATTTACATAAGCCAGTATTACTTTATATATCCTAGGATATTTTTCATCAACTTTAAGTTTCTGAAAATACTCAAGACTTAATTCACCTAATGAACTATTCTTAAAATCATGGGTATTTACTGTATAAATTTTATCATTAATATAAAATCCGTCTATAAGATTGTATCCAGATGATTGTTTAACAGCTGACTCTAACCAGTTATGTATTCTATTACCTTTATCTAATGATGTTTTGTTTAACTGTTCCCAATGAGCTTTTACAGCCTTAACTGTCCAACCATAGTATTGAGACTTTCTACTGCGGGTTACTCGTCTAGCCATACCATCAGTATCAAACTTCTCTTCATATTTACCTATAACAGTTGTCATTGATGTATATGTAAATCCTCTATTGTCTTTATAACTATGAGCTTCTTCGTTGAAATATAAATCTATTTTGTTATTCATAAGTTTGTGTGTTATATTAAACAAATGAAGGTAGTTGTTAACTACCTTCTTAATTATATTATCTAGCTAGATACCTACTAACAACTTTACCTTCTTTTAATACTTCATGAATTTGTACATTTGGTACGTATGTTAAAGCTTCCGCTACTGAATACGAACCGTCTGGATTTCGTTGTTGAGTTGTTACTTGCACTACTACACCTGCACCTGCCATCATTGCTTTAGTTGATTTCATCCAACCTTCTGATTCACTTGAAGCTTTAGATATAAATTTAAACGTATCACCGTCTCCCCAGAATACAATATCCTTTACATTCTTACGTGCACTATTGGATGTTGTATTGTGTAAAGATTTAGTTCTAATAGGTTCAGCAATTTGATAGTTCTCATCAAAGAATTCTTTTGTTATTAGCCATGTATCATCACCTGTTTTAGCAACCATGTCACCTTCTTTAGGCGTCACTCCTGTAGGTATATCAATTCCAGTCATACCCTTTTTCCAAGGTGTCATATCCTGTAATGCTGTCTTTTTGTATTGTTCAAATTTAACTTTCATACTTAATGTTGTTTTAATGTTGTTTTAATTTTCACTTACTTTAGCCGAGTCTGGTACTGTACCTCCACCATAAATGTCTTCTAACATTGATTCTTCTGAAACAAGTATTTCTTCTAGTTTCTTTAACGATTCTATATCACTACCTAAACCAGATGTAAGTTCCCTTACTTTACTAATTGCTTTATTTATTGTATCAATACTATCAAGTAAACCAGTTGATGTATCACCTTCGTTATCAGTATTAACTTTACCACTTTCAATAGCAGCTGCTTTCTTTTGTACATCACGTATTACAATCTTTAGACTAGAGTTTAAAACAGATATTGTTTCCCTAGTCATTTCATAACTTTTATTAAGTTCTTTAAAAAGACCGTATATACCTTTATTATAATGATTCTCAAAATACTTTATTGCCAAGGTTACTTCCTTAGTAAATTTAAAGTCCTCTGGAATATCTAAATTAATAAATATGTCTTCTCTTTTTTCATTACCTGTTGTACCAGATAAATTAGCAGGACTACCATAGTGCGCTGAATTGGCTACATAAGCTAATGCTTTAAGTCCATCATCCTTTTTGCGATAACTACTTAAAACATCTCTAAATACCTTAACTGATAAGGGGATGTTAACCATTACAGTATTACTATCTAAATCTAAATGATAGCTCTTTTTCTTGAAGTTTAATATGTCTATCATAACTTTAATTTTACATTGATTGGGGTAGCCCTTTTTTGTTTGAACGGGTCTCGATTGTGTTTGAAAAATGTACTCAATCGTTGTTTAATTAAATCATTCATTTCAGAAAGAGTTAATAAACCTTTAAATTCTTTCTTAGTTGCCTGAACTAAATCCCTCAATGGGTTAGCTAAGAATGTACCTACACCAGGAATTGCTATTTCCTTTTTATGGTCAATGATAGATTGTTTAATGTAACTACCTTGCCCATCTCTTAGAAGCTGTAGGAATTCAAACTGTTCCTTCTTTGAAAGTTTGAATAATGAATGATTTGGACTTAGTCGTTTAAGGTTTTTCATTGTCTCCTTATTAACTAAGTCCATATTCATTTTATTAACTTTTCCTAAAGGTTTGTCAAATTTACCTCCAAGCCTTAATTGCATTTGTACGAACTAGTATATATTCATAGGCTCTAATAATTTTACCTTCTTTGATATATCGCTGTACAATAGCAGCTGGTAAACTAGCTACTTGAGCCGATACAGTTGCTACATCAGCATTTACTGATTCAATATATACAGAACTTATACCAAGTGTTGCGTTAACATCTATTTCAGGAATTACTCCAACAGTTAATGGAGCAGCATCACTACCCACTCTTACAATAGATGCACCTTTGAAAGCATTAACATTATTTAAACTCTTTGAAACTTCTTCTACATCTCTACCTAAATGAACCTTTATTAAATTCAATGTAAAGATTGGAATATCATAAATCTTTTCAACTAGTACAAATTCTGGCATTGGATTCATATCAATTACAAAATCCTTATTTATTAGCTTTGTTTGAGTTTCCATAAACTCCTTAGCTGTGTACCCTACTGATTCAGGCACTACTTTGTCTTCAAGGTTAACCCCGAATTTGTTATTTAATTTAGTCATAATAATGTATATTTGTTATTTGTTTAATTGTGACTACAAATATACAGTAAACTTGTTAGCTATCCTAATTAATTTTACACCGTATTAATAAGGTATAAATGAAAGTATGTAGTGATTAACATATAACCCTCTATGTATCATATGATAACAGCTCATTAACTTAATTTATAAAATTGTTGTACGTATTCATTAAAATATTACATTTGTCTAATAAGTGTTATAATGATATTTATGTATGTTTGTGTGATAAAGGGTAGCTTAACTGTTACCCTTTTTATTAACTAATTTTTAAATTTTATATACTTTGTTACATAGTTCACGAAATGTTAATTATTGTACACTTTGTTAAGCATTGAAAATAACGTTATTTAATTTGTTAAATTTTGTATATTTGTTAATTAATATACAAATTGTATCAAATTTTAACAAATTGCCCAGTAATTCAACAAGTTGTTTATATATAATGTTAAAATTTGTTAAATTTCGTTAATTTTGTCCTATTTGTCAATTTTTTATATTACCTTTGCTTAAAGTTAAATAAATAATCAAAGACAAAGAGACCTCCCTTGTATCCCCAAGAGTGGGTAAGAAAGGGAAATCAAAAAACCAACTTGTATTCTACATAATAACGTCCTTACAGGCAACTAAACAACCAACTTAATAAACAAAGAAAACAACGAAAATAAACTATTTTTTTAAACAAAGGAAATAGTAATAAATCGTTGTGCCCAGGAACCAATATAAAATTTGAAACAACAATGAACCCAAAATTGAAAAATGAAACATAAAGGAAACTAAACTTCGTGAATAATTGCATTGGAAGGTGTAATGGTTGATAAGGAGACTGCTGAAAAGGATGTAAAAAATTAAAAATTAAAAAAATTAAAATTGAAATAATAATAAAGGATTGGGAGGGAAGGGATGAGGGAGGAGGGAGGGATGAATAGATGGTGAGGGAGGATTTCTA